TTCGTATATTAAATGTAAAATGTCAAATTGAGCTATTAGTGTTGGTATTACTAGCTAAAGTGTTGACATTTTACAAATTTGTAAAATGTCTAAAATGTCCAATAGTCAAAAAAGTCAATAAAGACGTAGAGTTAATCGGTCGTGCGCGCGTAAATGGTTTTGGAAAAACCTTTTTTGTGATATTTGGTACTATATGAGACCACCATTTGAATATAGAATATTAATACTTGTATTGGTGGGTGGATGTGTCCCGATATTGATAACAACAATTTTACATCATTATTTTGATTATGGGGTACAAAGAGCTATGGAGCTAACTTTAATATTGTGTATACCTATTGCAATATGGATGGCTTCTAAAATTAATGAGAGATGGCATGATGATAGGGAAGACTAGAAAAAAATCTAAATATAGACACGCAGTAATAAACAAGAAAAAGTATTATTTTTACATAATTAGGTGGGTTGACATCACCGGCGATTCATCGCATGCTACCGCGGAGGAGTTCGACAAGTTTGAAATTAGTGAAATGTTGACACAGGCTTATGTTTACAAGAAGACTAAAAAATATTTATACACATTTAGTTCTTATGACACTAAGGACGAAGTATTTAGTGACCGAAACATTTTTCCAATGGGTTGCATTATTAAAATGGAAAAAGTACCGAACACGTAGGAAACAAAATGATTGATTGGATGTCGGACAGTCGTTATATGTTTGGCTTCAATTCAGAAGGGAGGAAACATGTTCGGAAAAGACGAAGACGAAAACAAAAACAAAATCGAGCAGTTAGAAGAAAAAGTCGAAAAATTAGAAAACGAAATAGCTAATATTAAAGACGTTCTTGAAATGCAAGATGATTATGATGACGAAGATGATTCAGATTCAGATGACGATTCAGAAGATAAAGATTGATCTTTTTGATTTTTGTTGCCCTCGATCTTTTTGGATTCGGGGGTAACATCTTTTAATAATGCACCGTAATCTTCTAAAATCTTTTGCATCTTGGCTTCCAATTCTGATTCTGACATATCTTCTAATCTTCCATGTTTTATTATTTTTCTGTCTATGTATAATCCTGCCGCCTTGCCTCGATTTGTTTCTGCGTTTACGGCAGAGGAGAATGAGCCCTTCTTCAAGGCTGCGTTTTTAATTCTATCTAATTCAGCTAAATGTCCTTCATAAGTGACATCATGTTTAGCTATTCTATCTTGTTTTAATTTACCAATATACTCTACCACCAATGGGCTTTGTCTTGGGTTGGTTAGCTCTGATCCTTCTTGAGGTGCTCTTAATTTTGAGTAGCCCGCAAGGATAGCTGCTTCCGTTTTAGTGACTGGGCCTTCAGGGCCTCCATACACTAGGAATTCAGCGAATCTTTGTTGCATTTCAGTTAATCTTTTTGGTACTCCCATATTTGACATTTTAAGGTAAGTGTCCTATATTGTCAACTATGACTACGACAAAGAAAGATTCGATAGAATTTGAAAAACAACTAAATAAGTTAAAAACTTCAAGTGTTCCTAGCTTTGACGCTGGTCCTTTTGCACATGATCTAAAACATCATGATGATAGAGGAGAATTAGATTTAACTAGACTCATAGATACCTATAAAAAAGAAAATATAGAATTAAAAAGTGAACTAGCACAGACCAAGAGTTTGCTTAAAGGCACTAGAAGTATTGTTGAAGATTATCTTAAAGCTGGATATAAATATGCCGCTAGAGTTAAGGAGCTAGAGAAGATTAGTAAAGCCCATCAAGCTCAGGTTGGAGAACAAATTGTTGAACTTAAATTTCAAACAGTAAAGGCTAACACTTTAGAACAAGAAGTTAAGGAGCTAAAAGCAGATAATAAAAAGCTTGCTCAACATGTAGATGATTTAACTAATGTTAAAAACAAGGGAGAGTTTGGTAAATGAGATTAAGAGAGTTAATGGGATTCTTACAAGAATTCATGGACAACAAGGGCAAAGGCACGAAGGGAGAGCTAGGTGATGCTTCTGTGTTTATGCATGTTGGTAATCACTTGGAAGAACTTAAAAAAATAGAGGTACAAGAGAGTACAATTATTGGTGCGAACTCGATGAGAATTGTATTTAAACCTCAAGGATTAAAAATAATTAAAGCACCAACAGACAAAGAATCTGGCTTTACTTTGTAGCCATGCTTTACCTTAAAAATTTATGGGTCCAGAGCGGAAATTATATCTTAAACTTAAAAAATATACACCTGCAATTAAGTGGACTAGGCTTGAAAATCTTAGCTCTCTTGGTACTCCTGATTGCTTGGGCTACAATAATTCTGGGAACTATTTTACTGTTGAGTTAAAAGTTACCAAAGGTAAAAAAATTAAATTTTCTCCACACCAAATTGCCTTCCATGTGGAGCATCCGAAGAATTCTTACATCCTTATTGAGGACCAAAGACAGAGGTCCTCAAAACATTTTCCATGGTCCTTGTACCATGGATCTGAAGTAGAAAAGCTTGTTACTCAGGGCTTGGAGCTTGAACCTTGGGCCTGGGGGCTTGATCCTTGTAGCTTGGAGCTTGTGGCTTGGGCCTCAGCTTGACGCTTGCAGCTTGAGCCTTGTTGCTTGAACCTTGGTTCACGAATCTTGCAGTATTCTCTGCGTGTAGATCTTCTGGCTTAGTACTATTTGCAGGCATGTAGTTCTTCTAGATATGCCCGAAGGCCAATGTTATCTTGAAATGCTTCTGTGCAGTGATCCCCGGCCCAATAACCTTCGACCTCGTCGTTCTTGACGTTGACCCAAATAGTGGGCCCGCCTCCGGCTACCAACAGCCTGGCTCCTTTGTAGCTGCCGTCTTGGAATGTGATCCATTCTATATCGTAGACGCCTTCCATAAAACTATTTTGTGCGTTGTCTATCCAGCTGTCAGCTGTATCGTAAACCTTTGGGTTCGTGATGCTGTCCGCAATGTCCCTGCACATCCTCCTGAGCTGCTCTTCGCAAGTCTCACTTTTCTTTTTTAATGCTGTCATGTTTCTCCCTTTCCTGCTTATTTTTTATTTCTTTAAAAAATTTTTCACACGATTCCAAATAATCAGCTGGTAGCCCCCGGTGATCATCCATGAACCATGGTATTAAGTTGTTGTTATCTATTTTCTTTCTCATATATCCCACTATATCCTACAGCTTGTAGCTTGTCAAGCTTGGCGCTTGCTGCTTGCTGCTTGGCGCTCCGAAGATTTTGTCCTCCGGACGAGCGCCAATAGTCATTATACGCATGGCGGGCTTTTTTAAAGGGACCATCACTCCCAATCTGGACATTTTAATCGCCTCCAAATGTTTTATGATACATCGGCGAACCCATCCATACTTGTCAATTTATAACTTGACCCCAGGTCCATTGAAGTTAACTAGTTAACCGCACTCCGTTTCATATAACTCACGGACGAGTGTCAATAGACCAGGGTTCAAGTTTAATTTAACTTGTTAGCCTTCTTAATCTTCAGGCCTTGTTGTACTACGAACCACAACGCTCTGAAGTCCTTCATCGGCATATCTTTTATTTCTTTAGCTAACGAAGGTCTTGCTTTTTTAACTTGTTTTACTAATTTATTTTTTATGTCTTTCATATGTCCTTATCATACATTATCTGGGACAAGCTGTCAAGCTTGTTGCTTGTTGCTTGCGGGTCCAGCGGGTTTGTTATGATGTACCCGCCAGCGTCCCAAATCTGTTTATTGTTAGAGAGCATAATTTCTATATATAAACATAATCCCATAATATCCTACATTTAAATATTTGTCAATAATTAAAGCGTCCAGAATGGGTCGCCCGCTTGGAGCTTGAAACTTGGGTCAGTTATTATCATGGCTCATGACCCAGGAGCCGAGGGTCGAGTGTGATGGCGCCCGCGCGAAGCTTATCTGGCACATACCATCACTTGACCCCAGGTCCAAAGTGAATTGTATCATCGAGGCTTATCGGTGATCAACCGACCTCTAGACACGCATGCCATTGGACCAGGGTTCAAGTTGGTAAATAAGACTGTCTAGATACTATTGAATTTAAGCATTGCTTTTTTCAATTTCTCTGACTTGGTTTTTACTTACCAATACTTGACCCTAGATCCGAGTATACCTACCAGCTAGCAGTCGGTCGGTTTAACGAGATACTAGCGATCTCTTACCGCTCGGATCAAGGCTCAAGCCTTCTTAAATATCTCCCACAACAGAGCCGCCATAAAAACTGCGAACATGATCCGCAGTTCCATCGGTGACTCCATAAATATCAATTGCCAAAATTCTACCATCTAGGCAACCCTATCAATATTAATACATGAACTAAAATTAACATGCATAACCAAAATGTAATACCCATAATTATCTTTCTCTCTCCTATATAATCCCTATTGACAAGTTTGTCAAGCCCTGATATATTTCAAATCAGAAAGTGAGGGTCAATAAATGACACGAATAAGACTAAATAACGAATACAGGCAGAAATTCTTTAATAGAATAAAGCATGTATTTGAAGAAGAAAACACGCAAGAAAAAGAGGCATACTTACAAGCTAGAGAAAACGTCAATGAAACATACTCTAAAGTATTTCCTCTTGCTAAAGAAGTGGTAGAAAGAACAAATCTACCTGAAGATGTAAAAGTATTACAAGGGTTCAAAAAGAAATATGGTAGTCCTTGTGATGTGGTAGCAAAAGACAAATGCTTTTATTTTGCAACAACTAGCGAGGAAGCAGACAATGAAAGAGATAATGTTGAGGTTGAGGTAGATGGAGAAAAACCAACTGTTCAATCGCATTTTGATTTCGGTCTGTATGGTAGTTTAGATGGAAGCGAATACTCAAGAGACCATGATGATAAAAAAGCGTTTGCTTATGCTTATTTTAGGGAAGAACTAAAAGATAAAGGTTTAAATCCTGACATCATAGCTCAAATGAAAAACAAAGATGATAACCCACATAAAACTAAACACATGGAACTCAATGACAAGTTTCTTGGTTATAGTAATTATTCATCTTACAATTCTGATAATGACAATAGTAGTGGCTTGACTAAACAATTTGATAGTCAATACTATGTAGATATTATTGGAACATCACATTGTAGATCAAGAGCTATACCTTGTAGTCGTAAAGAGTTTGAAATCTTTATGGGTTGGAGAGCAGTTAAAGGACAACTGATTGCTAAACATCAAACTTGGATAGATAGTTTGGAAGCTCAATACCAAAAAGTCAAAGAGGGTTTAAAAGCATACAGATATATGGAAGAAGCAATTAAATTCTGTGAAGAACTTGGTATCAAGGTTGAAGAAGCAGAAATGGTTAGGTCTAATTCAACAGGACTAATGATTTACGAACCAAGCAATCTGGCTAGTTTAATCAAAGGTATGAAGAATAAAACTAAAACTAGAAACCAAAAAATTGCTGAACGTATGCAATACGAAGCAAAACAATCAGCAAATTAACACTTGACAATATTGGGATAATCATGTATTATCCCAATATAAACAACAGAAAGAAATGGAGCTAAACATGAAAACACAAACACAAATAAGTATTCCGCAGAACTTTTACATAACTTATTATGCAAACAAACATCAGAAGTTTATAACTCGTAAAGGTCAATGGACTAATCCAGACACAGAAAAACAAGGAAAGTATTTTGTATCAAAGGAAGGCAAACCTTGTTTCATCTATTGGGATTTAGATGCAAATGGTTGGAGAATGGCAACTTGGTCAATGACAATTAAGGAAAGATAAAATGTATAATCATTGTCAAAATCCTAAATGCCACCACAACCCAACAACAGACAGGGTCCGAGGACCAAAGGGCAATAAGGTTTATGTGACACGCAACTCAACAAATTACTTTGGGATTGCGTGTACTTATAATTGTCTTTATGAATATTGGACTTATAACAAAGAAGCCATTGCAAAAGCTGTACCTGAGCGACCTAAACAATCGCGTCCGCTTAATAGTTATTTAAATGATAACAACGAGTGGGTTGACTGTTAAAGATGTATAGGATAGAATGGGATATGGAAACAAAGAAAGATATATACAAAAGATCAAATAGATTCTCTGGGGAATCTATTCAACTAACAAAAGAGGAAGCGGAAAAACATGATAAGATATTTTACCATGAATTAGTCGCTACTCTTGAAGACAAAGAACTAGGTGAAGGAAGCAGTAAGCATTGGCAGAAGATGAGAGACTTATTAGATTGGTTTATGAAACACAATGCGAAAGCCTATATGGTGTTATTAGATTAGTAGTTGTATGCAATAAATGCATCAACCACAGGTTGTGCGCCCCTGCGGGGCGCGCTCCATGGCCTTCGGCCCTGGCCTAGCGGCCAGGGCCTAGAGGTCCCAAACCAATTTCGAACAATCACGGAACATTGACCCCAACCCCCCTTAAATTTAAAAGGGGTCCCACTGCTTTTTCCTTTATGCCTTGATTTAGAGGGTCAGCCCTGATAAAAACATTTTGGTACCATATGGACTTGAACAAGGTAAATATAAAAAAATTACCGCCTGATGTCCGAAAGACTTTTCGACAACTTCAAGTGCTGCATGCTGAAAAAAAGATACAGAACAAAGCCAAGAGTGATTTTTTATCTTTTGTTAAAGCGGTGTGGCCAGAATTTGTAGAGGGGCCCCATCACAGGCACATAGCGGAAAAATTTAATAAATTAGCAACGGGTGAGCTAAAACGCTTAATCGTGAATATGCCACCTAGGCATACAAAATCAGAATTTGCGTCTTATCTCTTGCCATCGTGGATGGTGGGCCGTAATCCAAAATTAAAAATTATTCAAGCAACGCACACAGGAGAGTTAGCAATAAGATTTGGACGTAAAGCAAAAAATTTAATTGATTCTGAAGAATACTCAAAAATATTTCAAACAAGATTACAAGAAGACTCTAAAGCTGCGGGTAGATGGGAAACCGCGCAAGGTGGCGAATACTTTGCTGCTGGTGTTGGTGGAGCAATAACAGGTCGTGGTGCTGATCTATTAATTATTGACGATCCACATTCTGAACAAGATGCAATGTCAGAGCAAGCATTAGAGAATGCTTATGAATGGTATACATCAGGTCCTAGACAACGTTTACAACCAGGCGCCTCAATCGTGTTAGTTATGACTAGATGGTCAACTAAAGATTTAACTGCTAAATTATTAAAAGCTCAAAAAGAAGTGAAAGGTGATCAGTGGGACGTGGTTGAGTTTCCGGCAATCTTGGACCAAGGACCAAAGCCCGAACCCGTTTGGCCTCAATATTGGAAACTTGATGAACTTGAAAAAGTACAAGCTACTTTACCGGTTGCTAAATGGAATGCACAGTGGATGCAAAGACCCACTTCAGAAGAAGGAGCTATTATTAAACGTGAGTGGTGGAAAACATGGAAACATGATTGGATTCCAAACTTACATTATGTCATCCAATCGTACGATACTGCGTTCTTAAAAAAAGAGACGGCGGACTATTCGGCTATTACTACGTGGGGTTTGTTTTACCCTAATCAAGATGCTCCTTTAAATCTAATGTTATTAGATGCGGTTAAAGACAGGTTCGAGTTCCCTGAATTACGGAGAAAAGCCCTTGAACAATACAAATACTGGCAACCCGAGATGGTTATCGTAGAGGCTAAAGCTTCTGGATTGCCTTTGACCTATGAATTACGTAAGATGGACATCCCAGTTATTAACTTTACACCTAGTAAAGGAAATGATAAACATGTAAGAGTAAATAGCTGTGCCCCTGTTTTTGAGTCTGGTATGGTGTGGGCGCCACAACAGAAGTTCGCAGAGGAAGTCATCGAAGAATGTGCAGCATTTCCGCATGGCGACCACGACGACTTAGTCGATTCAATGACTCAAGCCGTTATGCGATTTAGACAGGGAGGTTTAATCAAGCACCCTGAAGACTACGAAGAAGAAAAAAAACAGCCCAAGAAACATGAATATTATTAATGAGTATATTTAAACTTATAAGGGCATTTCAAAAAGCAAAGGGTAGATCTCCTTCACCTAGCGAATTATCACAGTTAAAAAAACAAGCTGACGCTGCACAACCTAGTAACGTGCTACCTTTTGAATATAAAAAACCTTTTCCTAAAGAAATTGAAGAATTAATTGAAAGAGGAGATGTAACGCGTGGGACGGCTCCTAAAACGACAAAGAAGAAACCAGCTGTAGATCCTAGATTTGAATCAGCGGTTAAAGCCCAAGATGAAAGAAGACGAGATATTAAAGATTGGGAAGCAAGATTAAAAACTAAACTAGAACAACAGAATAAAACGAATGCTTACAAAAGTGCTTTAAGAAAAGCTAAAGAAATTGATAAGAAAAAATTATCCATGAAGGAAGTAGAAACACGATATAAAAATCTGGCTAAGTATCCAGAAGGTCGAACTTATCTTAATGATGAGATTTATGATATTGAAAGAGGTTGGATTCATGCCAATATGGGAAACAGAAGCAGAGAAGAGTTAATTAAAAAAATAAGAGGATATATTAAGGAGGGTCATTCTAAACCTGATCCTTTTAAAAAACCTGTTAAAGAAGTTGAAGAAGGAGAACAATTAGAAATGGATTTTACCGATTGGGATTCTAAAGGCATGAAAGGCGGAGGATTAGCTCACATGCTTGGTTTTTCTAACGGAGGTCCTTTATCTCAATCTCAATTAGTTCAAATGTACATGGACGAAGGAATGTCTTATGAAGATGCCGTGCAAGCTGCATCGGCTT